TCCCATTGCGGCTTGAGCGATTCCAACTGCGGCAGCAGCGGCTTCGCCAGCGCGACGTGGTCGTTCTGGATAGAGGAGGTGAGCAAGTAGTTCGGCAGGAGGTCGTCTTGCGATACCATACTCGGAGCGATAACTAAGGACTTCGACATCATTGAGATTGTCGCCAAAAGTCGTCTTGTCAGTAGACAAGTCGGCATTGAATCGTCGTTTAGCTTCGGTTGAGAGCTTAGAAATAAACTCTTTAAAATCGGGGATCAATTCTGGAAAGGCAGTGATTGAATCATCACCTTGAAATAGAGCTTGAAAGTGCTCTGATTCGATATTGATACCACATGCGGATAGGCAGGTTAGTAGCATGATTGCATTGACAAAGGAGTCAAGCAATTGGGTTTGTTGAAAACCTGATGCTATACCATTGAATTGCCATTGATACATATTTCCGGATTCGGATTTGATAGGTGTGTGCTTGATAGCGTTACACATCCAATCCCAAAGTCGGGAAATCTGTTCTTCGCGTGATTTTGTGTTCGTGTAGTCGTGGGTGTCACTTATTGAAGGCTCGTAGCCTTGGTCAAAGTCAAACCATGTTCGCCACATGTTGTGGACATCATCGATCACTTCATGAAGGGCTTTGTGATCAAAGCCACTCCAATCGGCTGAAAGGTAGTGTGATGTTTTCGAACGGGAAAGACGGTTGATAAGTTTCATCCATCCACCGCGGATAGTTTCAAAACCCCAGAGTAGAGGTGAGGAGCATGGTTTACCATTTAGATACTCGCGTTGCAAGTTCCAGATAAACATGTTCTCGACCATGAGTAGTAGTTTGGGAACGCCAAACACTGCTCTAATCTTGTCGGGTTTGTCAACAGTAACCATATGGGAGCGGGAGTGCAGATAGGTGAACTCGTAAGGGATAGGTTCGCCTTTATCATTCCAAAAAGGTTTTCGTCCATATTTGATGTCGTGGACTAGTTGTCGATTGATATGAAATATCTCGTTGTATAAATTGTGAAACGAAATTCTTTCATCGTCAACTTCTCCTTCGGAGTGTTTCTGCTTTACGTGCGCATACCATTTGGAGCTTTCTCGGTAAGGAGCTTCTGCTGAAGTATTCAGAGTCCAGGGATAATGCCTGAGATCTGGAAAAGCAATAGGTTTGAGTCGTCGTTGAGGACGAAACAGCTTTTCAACAACACGCAGAGCTTTCTTGTAATGAAAGTCTCTCGGTACGTCATGATAGGGTTGGTCGGTCTTGAGGAAGTCTTCTTCTCCTGATTGAGGATCAGTAGCGGATCTTCTGTAGCCATGGATAGCTTCTTGAGCGAGATCGGGAGGGCAACATTTGTAAATGGCCTTCTTGATAGTTCGTTCAACAAAGCGTTGTTCCTTGAGGCTAACTCTCTCGAACTGACGGCGTAGCAACCGATTGATCGGTTGTTTACCCAGTCTAACGAGGTTAGTCGGTGTAAAACACATTGTGTGAGGTGTACTTTTTGATTGTGTCC